CAACGTACTGAAACCTGGGTAAGGGCTTATCGTGCGGCCACAGCTTAAACCAGTTACGCTTGATGATGCCCGCCTCTTCTGGGTCAATGATCTCAGCATAGATTTCTTGGCGCCCAAGCTTTGTGCCCTCATATTGCAGGATTTGCTTTTGGAATGTGGGGGCTAAGTTCTTGATGTTGTCGTACGTGGATGCTGTGGTGTAGCATACATCGTCCCCATCACGATTGACCAGATCCACGATCAGGGGCTTAGGCTTTGGAGTTGTGGTGGCAATGATCTTGGGGTGTTGGCCTAGGCGCATGCCAAATTGCAGCATGTCCCATGCATCATCAAGGTAGTCCCAGGCTGCGAGCTCATCAAGCCAACCACCATGAAACTGTGGGCCGCGGAAACGGGAAGGCTCAGACGCCGCAATTCCTTTAATGATGCTGCCATTCTTGAGCTTGATCTCATGCAGCGATTTAATGTAGTCTTCGATCAGTATTTCAGGGATGACGGACTTAAGCCCTGAGTCACCTTCAAAGCACACGTCACGAACGTCGCCTGATGTGGGTGCTGATACGAGCCAACGTGTATTAGGCTGCGACCATGCTTCCCACCACAACCACTCAGCAGCACATCGTGTTTTGCCTGCGCCACGACCGGCTAAAAGCAACCAAATCGACCACCAGTCACCACTTGGAGTGATTTGATGGTTGTTGGCAATGGATAACCATTTGATGCGGGCTTTGAGTGCCGCCTGCCACTCTGGCGAAGCAGCATTGAGGTTTGGCCCCGACTTGATCTTTTGCGCTAGCCTATTTGCTATCGCCGGCTTCAGCATCGGCTTGCCTTGCAGCTAGGAGATCAGTAACGAGTGATTGCGCAAAGTCATGTACGACGTCGACCTCGATGGCGCCGTCATTCTTGCCTGTGACTTCGACTTTGGAGTTTTCGCGGTATTCAGCGGGGAACCTAGCAGCCATGGACCGAGACCAAAGACCTGTGTTCAGCTTCGGCCCGCCGGGGTTCTCAATCATGTGATTCTGTGCAAGAGACTCGTAGTAATCAAGCGCATCAAGACGCGCTATTTCTAAGGCTGCTCGAAAATCCTCATGTGCGCCTTCCCAGTTACGGAGATTGTTGGGCGCAATCTCAAGACGCGAAGCGATTTGCCAACGTGAAAGGCCCAGCTTTCCCATGCCCTCGATCTTGGCGCAAAGAGCGGGGTCATACGTCGTGGGGCGACCACGCCCGGGCTTTGTGGGTTCAGTCATAGTTGTCATTATACACACCTCGTTGTGCCAGAGTACACTCTTTTATGCAGTTTTGGCGGATTACAAAAAAGATTACAAACATCGCGAAAACTATATAGGATAGTGTATATATATATATAAATATATTTAGATTTATAGATAGTAATATATGTAATATTGTAATTAGAGAATCGTAACAACAACTTAGAGCATTTTTTCATGTAATTTTTGAGTAATAAGTTTTGTAATTTAGAACGAGTCAGTGCTACTTTGTACTTCTCTTGCGATCGCATCAGCTGTCTTTTTGGCGATTTGTCTTTTATTACAACTCTCCCAGTCCCGCGTATTACCAATGAACCAGCCCCTCACTGTGACGTTTTTCCCAGCATCCTGGTCATCTTTTTTCATGAACACGATGGCCTCATCCCCCGGTGTAATGCTCGACAGCGCCGCCTTGACATACTTCGTATGTGGCATCTTCTCATCCCCTTGCCACGTCCGGTAGAGTATTTGCAGCTGCTGATTGGTGAAGAACGCCATGTCCCCAATGTGGATCTTCATCCACTCAAGAAGCTCATTGACAAATTGCTGAGTTGGCGATTGGCTCATCTTCACCACCTGCGCCTTGCGCTTTGTCTCCGGTGCAGCTTGGAACGGGTCAAAGTGAGCAATGTCCCTAAGGTAATACCAATTGAGCACCTGGCCAAACCCGCCAGCCCTTGCCCACTTCATGAGCGCCGTCACCATGGGCCGAGTCTCCTGATTGGTCAGTGTCTCCGGCTTATAGATTGCCTCACGGCGTGCGTTGTTCCCCATCGTGGTGACGTAGGGCCGGTTAGTCGTGAACACGAAGTTCATATAGTTCTCTATGGAATATTGCTGGCCATACTTATTATTTATAGTTATTTCCTTGGATGTGATGAAGTTCTTCAGCTTTGCTGAGTGGTCCTCCCTATCTGATGAAGGCTCATTCACCACCACGAAGATCTTGTTCTTCAGTATGCCGTTGAAAGAGCCAAAGAGCTCATCAGGCCCCACGATGATTGCCGGTGACCCCTCACCAATTCCTAGCATCTCGGCTATGAACTCAGCCACGGCTGATTTGCCAATGCCTTCAGTGCTGGATACGAACTGCGGTGTGGTGTTGTTTCGCCTGTATGGGTATTGCACAATGTTGGCGACCCAGTCATGCCAGTACTCAGCAAACTCAGGCTCATCACGAAAAAAGTAGTTGCAGAAGTCAATGTAGATCTGCACGTCGCCTTCTGCCGGCTCATAGGCCCATGAGTTGAGATAGTTGTAGCAACCATCCGGAGTGACGCGGATTCCCTGATAGTGTGGATACACCCCTACCTTGCGGATGTCGCACCTCTTATGCCACTTCTTGTATTCCTCAAGCATGGCAATCTCCTTGCTGACCACCTTAGGTGGGCTGCCATTGCGGCCAGGCGACATGCTCGTTTGGATGAAGATATGCTGTGCGGCGTCTATCTTAGCTTTTTGAAAGCCCATAATGTGGCCGTCACTGAGCCTGATCACATCGCCATTCAGCATGGCGTAGCGCGTTGAGAACTCATGTAGCTTAACATCGAGAGTGTCGAGGCCGTTCATCACAATGCTGGTTGTAGTCAGGACCTCAGTCAAAGTCTTGCCCGCCATCAGGTGGTCGTCGATGGCGTATTTTTTGCCCTCGCCGTATCCGAACTTGCCCACACGGCAAAGGTGGACCTCGGCGCCAAGGCCCCTTAGTGTAATTGCTAGCTTTGTCTCGGCAAGAGCCACCTGCTCATTAGGCTCACCATTCGGCTTGGCGCCGTCATAGTCGAAGATAATGAAGACCTGCCTGCTCTTGGACTCAAAGCTAGTCTTTTTGCGCCACATGATTTGCAACAAGTCCTTGTGCAAGTGTAAACCTTGCTTGTCAGTCCAGCTTGTAACTCCAGCCAGTCCAAGGCAGGCGTAAAGCAGACTGTCTTTGAGGATTGTTTTGTTGATGGCCCAGGCCTTGAATTCCCCCTCCGTGATGATGATGGGAATGTCCACATCCATGGCCACTCGGCGCCAGTTTGTCTGCGGCGTGAAATAGATATGGCTGCCACTGGCTCGAGCCTGTGAGTACTTCATCTTGCCTCGAGGCACCAAGAGCCTGACGCGGTTGAAGTCGGTCAGCTGGCCGTCGATGTCCCAGTACGGTATGCGTATGCTCAGCTCACTGGTGTGGCCGATCAGTTTCCGCGTGGCATCTCTATCGAGAAACTCCAGGCCCAGTGCTGCAATGTCTGTATCGTCGAATTGTCTTTCTTCAAGGTAGTTGTGGTATAATTGCTGAGGTGTTAGTACACTTGCGCCAAACCCACTTGGCGCAGTCTGTTGTTGCATAGTCGTCCTTCGTAATGACAAAGGCCCCTAGATCTAGACAATCTAGGGGCCTCATTTTTTTATAAACAGCCTAGGTAGTCTTCAACGAGCTCGTCTGCCGTTGGCAGCGGTACTTCAGGTGCAATTTTGCTGAGCAGCAGTAAGAACTTGTCGGCTCTTTCAAAGAGCTCAGGCGTATGCAGATCATCACTGATCTCTAATGGTACTGTAAGCGTAAACAATACAGAAATTGCAGGTGGAATCATGATAGGTACCTTTCAATAGTCAAAAAAAGTTGATGGAAGTGGGCCTACGATAGGTGCCACCAAGCAACTATACATCACTTTTGTGCCCTGGTGGGGCAGATGATGGGGTTGGAGCACCATTATACCACCTAAGTTGTTGATTCTAAACGCTTTCTGCATATTACAAAAATTTTTTGCAAAAAAGTTGCAAAGACTGCTTAAGCAGATGTACAATCCACTTGCAGCAACGTTGCTGTGATGTTAAACTGACCATTGAAAGGCATACAGAATGAACTACTTCAAGTACACCGAAACAGCTTTGGCACAGACCATTGCGATGCTGAACAGCATCAGCCATGACCAGCTCGAGCATATCCTGGCTGAGCTTGGCGACCACCCACGCTACATGTTGGCTCATGCAGTCAAAAAAGTGCAAGATGAGCTCGGCCCTCTTAGCGGCAACTTTGCCAACCCCAATGGCATCCTTTGCTCCAAGTGCGGCTTTGATGATTGCGAGGTTCATGACAGCGAGGACGACGGCCCCGAGTACATCATTTGCGGCTACTGCAACCACATTGAGCATCTTGACTAGTGTACAATTACTTAGTGGCACTCCACAACAACTGATTATTGAAAGGCATCTATCATGAACGACATCGAAACAACAATCTACACGGCAGACAGCATACGCATCAGCGTTGATGAATGGGACGACGGCGGCGTGTGGCTGGGATTGCAAGGCCGCGGTGCCAGCATGCACGCAGTTTTGACTCGCGCCGAGGCTGAAGCAATGTTCAACGGCTTGCAAGCAATTTTGTCAAAAGAGGTGGCAGCATGACCGCATACACAGTCTACATCCTCAGCGAAAAGCGCTTTCAGCACACCATCACAGTTATGGCCAATGACCCTGATCACGCCATCGGCATCGCGCTTGAAGAGTGCGACTTCGAGGTGCGTGAAGCCTACTGCGAAGACGAGGCTTTTTATCAATGATCGCAACTCTCAAACTGTACGCAGGCGCAGCACTTGCTTTGGCGGTGCTGTATGTAATCACCTATGTCGTTCTGGGGGTAGTATGAAAGCACTAGAATGGCTCAGAAATGCACTGGCCCTGTTGGGCCTAGTGTCCACAACCATCATTGTTGGCGTGTATCTCGGCTACACCACGTATCAACCAGCCTGCAATAATGCACTATCTATCTTCACCAAAGAGTGCAAATGAAGTACCGCAAAAAGCCCGTGGTCGTTGAGGCCGTGCAGTGGTTCAAGCTGGGCGACCATCCAGAAGTTTTATGGGCCCCGATTAACTACCCTGACATTCCAGATTTCATAGTGGGAGTCCACGGCGGAATCAAGACGCTGGAAGGCTGGCACATGGTCACCCCCGGCGACTACATTATCACAGGCGTGAAGGGCGAACACTACCCCTGCAAGCCTGACATCTTCGAGATGACCTACGAGCCTGTGGAGCAAGCATGACGCCAACATCCAGACTGCGCTTTGTTGAGCGCGAAATATCAAACCCTTATGAATTTGAATTGGGCAAATACATAACGCAAACAAAAACAGTCCGCTTCCTCCAGCAATGGTGGGAGGCCCACGCCACAGGAATGACAAGCACCAATGGCGAAAAGTGGGTTGCCGCTTCCGCAGGCGAATGGCGCGATGTACCATTTGAAAAGGAGCAAGCATGACCGAAGACCAAAAGTGGCAGGTTATGAGCACCCTGATGCCGCCAGCGTACTTGGCCGCAATCATCACAAGGATGGCAGACGGCACTATCAGCAGAGCGGGTGCGTTGATTGTTTTTGACACCATTTATGAGCAGAACAAGGCCAAATTGTCCGCAGCAATTGAGGGGCAGATATGAAAATGGACAATGAAATCTTAAATTTGCCTATATCAACGCGTTGCTATTACGCTTTATATCGAAACGACATTCAAAATTTGGCCGAACTCACCAAAATGTCAAAACACGATTTATTGAAATTGCCCACCTTCGGTAAAAAGTGTTTAGAAGAAATTGTTGAAGCATTGGGAGAAATAGGACTTTCACTCAGCCCCGGCCCCGAAGACAAAAAACAATGGGAAGAATTAGGAGAACGCGTTAATAAACAAGTGAAAGGATTTTTGGCCATGAAAGAAGACACCACACCCATCGACCCCACATGGATGGAAAAGACTGGCGGCTTTGCCCGCGACATGACCCTGCACCAATGGTACGCGGGAATGGCTATGCAAGTGCTTAAAGACGACATTTGGAATTTTGACTTGCTGTGCAAACAGGCCCACGAATTGGCAGATGGAATGCTTAAAGCGGGGGG